GGGTTGGGCTGACGGATGATGAGATTGAACATGCGTTTAAAACAAATTCAGTCATGGTTGACAACGGCAATGCCTATATGGTTGCGGGATTGCGAGCAGTCAACATTACTCGAGCCATTGAAGCCAAACTCAAGGAGAAGAACACATGAAACCAATAGCATGGTACGACCCAACCAACGGCGCGGTCAGTACAGACAAAGACAGCCATCTGTTTACACCACTTGGTCAGGTGTTGCCTTTGTATACACAACGCACATGGGAAGGGCTGACCAAAGAGGAGCGTCACGAAATCAGTTTGGCTAATAAACCATACGTTGCAGACATTATGGCGGCACATGAAGAAGAACTTAAACGGAGAAACACATGAAAGTCAGGACTAACCGCCACCGCATCATGGCTAGGATTAAAGGGAACAATCAGTATCACTGGTTTGTTGCACCTTTTATCAAAAGCGCAGAGCAAAAGCGAATCACCAACGAGAAGATCAAAGCGATGGTAGATAAAGCATTTCCAGATTTGAAAGGCGTATATGTCAGAACCTGAATTAAATATATGGGAAAAGGCAATGGGCTGGCGCAAGCGGCAGATGGTCAAGGCTCAGATCAATGAGGTGTCAGAGAAGATTCGCAACGACACGTTAGAGGAGGTAGCTAAAGAGTTTGACAAGATGAAACCATTTGGCGACACGGCTCAGAGCTTTGCCACTTATGTAAGGATGATGAAGCGATGATTAAGTACGACGGATATGACGAAGCCATCCTTGGCCCTGCAATGATCTGGCGCGACAGACAACAGGTTCAAGTGCTTGTCTATGACGCTGAAAAGATACGGGAGATTCTCATGCGTGACGGCATGGATGCCGAGGAAGCAAGAGAGTTTATTGAGTTCAACATTGAAGGCGGTTACTTGGGGGTTACGACACCCGTACTGGTATGGCCTCAAGATTTTTGGGATGAAGAAGAATGAATGGATTTGTAGCGCAACAGTTAACACTTGGAAGCAAGCAGCCCTATCACAAACTAAAACACTGTGATAAGTGCAAAGAAATTAAACCGCCAGAGGGAGGTATCCAGATGTCACCTAATAAGTGGCACTGTGCAAACTGCTGGACTAGACAAGCAATAAGGAGATCGTAATGGAAGAACTAAAAGCAAAACTGGAATGGGAAAAGAAGTACAGCAAGATGTTGGAGGAGCTTATAGCCCATTACCAACGAGAGATTAACTATTTGAAAGCAAACTCATGAACGAAGCACGACAGGCATTTGAGTCTTACATGGCTACTAAAGGTAGAAACATTTCAGAAGGTTGGAATGGCAAGAGGTACACCAACATCAACATCAATACAAAGTGGTGTTACTTTTTAATAGGCTGGACAATGAGAGGACAAGGCAAATGAAACTCAATCAACTCACAATAGATGGCGGTACACAGTCACGGGTCAAGATTATTCAAGAGGCGGTGGATGAATACGCAGAGTCACTGAAGGGTGGTGCTAGGTTTCCTCCGGTGCTTGCGTACTACGACGGCATTAAGTATTACTTGACAGATGGATACCATCGTTACTTTGCCCACCAGAAGGCGGGGCTGAAGGACATTGAAGTTCAGATAGTCAACGGGACGTTGAGAGATGCGATTCTTAGATCATTCAGCGTGAACGCAGAGAATGGCCGGCATCGTAGCAACGAGGACAAGCGTAATGCTATTCAGTCTATGCTCGATGATTTCGAGTGGCAGTTCTGGAACGATGCTGAGATAGCCAAGGCGTGTCGTGTCTCTGCTTTTTTGGTGGCTTCAGTTCGTGGTAAAGCTAAGCCTGAAGTTGTTAAAGTTACTCGTAACGGCAAGACCTTTGAGCGTAAAGCTAAGTATGAGAAGCCAGAGGAAGAACCAAAGCATGACCAGAGTGGTGATGTTATCAAGGCGTTGGCAGATGAGAACGACAAGCTGAAAGACCGATTGGCCGTAGCAGTTTATGCGGCTGACGAATCAGAGAAGAAGCTAGCCGAGAACACGATTGCCCAGTTGCGTGAGGACATCCGCATACTGGAGTTGGAGTTGAAGTCCACCCGTATTAGTCGGGACACATTGATGAATGAGAATGCGGCAATGAAGAAGCAAATTGCAGCGATGCAGAGACAATTAAAGAAGTAAGTAAAGCCTAAGCCCACAGGCTAATGTGTGGGTAGCTGGAGAAACAATATGGGATTAGAGTTACGGCCTTATCAAGAGGCTACGCTGAAGGCATTGCGTGAGGGGTTTGCATCGGGCAAGAAAAGCTTGATGCTCTATGCCCCCACGGGAGCGGGCAAGACAGAGATGGCTATTGCTTTGCTCGAAGCCACAAAGACAAAAGGTAATCGGGCGGCAATGGTCTTAGACAGGATCATTCTGTGCGATCAAACCAGTCAACGGCTAGACAAGTACAAGATTGAGCATGGAGTTTTACAGTCAGGTCACTGGCGTAATCTCCCATCGGAGAAGATACAGATCTGCTCGGCTCAAACATTAGAGAGGCGGGAGGAGTTCCCGAATCTAAACTTACTCATCATTGACGAAGCCCACCAGACACGGGCGGCAACAGTCGAGTTCATTAAAAACAATCCTGAGATCAGAGTGATAGGTCTGAGTGCTACGCCATTTACCAAGGGCTTAGCCAAAGTGTATGAGGATGTGATCTCTACTGTAACTACGAGAGAATTGGTGGATCAGGATGTGCTTGTGCCTTTGAAGGTATTTATAGCCAAAGAGATCAACATGGAGGGGGCTAAGAAGGTAGCAGGCGAGTGGTCTCAGGGTGAGACTACTAAGCGTGGCATGCAGATCACTGGTGACATCGTGGTTGAGTGGGAGAAAAAAACGCATGAGATCTTTGGTAAGCCGGCTAAGACGATTGTTTTTTGTTCCGGTGTGTCTCATGGTGCTGACTTGGCGCAGAAGTTTGGTGATCGTGGCTATAACTTTATCAACATTAGTTATCGTGATGACGATCAGTATAAGAAGGATGTGATCGAGGAGTTTAGTAAGCCCGACACAGAGATACATGGGCTGATTGCTACTGACATTCTCACCAAGGGATTCGATGTGTCCGATGTGATGATCGGAGTCTCGGCTAGGCCGTTCTCTAAGTCCTTGTCCTCTCATATTCAGCAGATGGGGCGGGTCATGCGTGGTCATGATGGGAAAGAGTTTGCGGTGTGGCTAGATCATTCGGGTAACTATCTTAGATTCCGTGAGGATTGGGATGAGGTGTTCGGTGGTGGTGTTAGTGAACTAGATGACGGGGCGGAGAAGTCCAAGAAAGAACCAAGTGAGAAAGAAAAAGAGTTAGCTAAGTGTCCTGCGTGTGGTGCTTTGTGGCCTTTGAACTCTGATATGTGTAAGTCGTGTGGGCATATCCGGCAGAGAAAGACCAAGGTCGAGGCGGTAGCGGGTGAGATGGAAGAACTCACAGGAACTATGACCCGTGACGATAAGCAGGTGTGGTGGTCGATGATGAATTGGTACATGAAATATAACGGATGGTCGAAAGGCCGAGCCGCTAATGTGTATCGAGAGAAGTTCGGAGTCTGGCCTCGCGGTTTAGAAGATAGACCAGTCATGCCCGATGCGAAGGTTTCTAAGTTCGTGCAAGATGGAATCAACAGATACGTCAAGTCAATTCGGAGGATGCGGTAATGGAATTCATTTCATTTTGCAGAGCGCATGGCATCCTGATCGACATCCCTCCGCCTATCGGAGTCTGGAGAAGATACCCAACGGATGACCACCCAAGGAAGCGCAACGGGGCGGTCAAGTTCATGGGAGATCATGGCTTTGTGCAGAACCATGCAACGGATACAGAGGTATCTTTGTGGCAGACAGAGACACCCATCAAGATAGATAGAAAGAAGATCGCTAGGGATATGCGGGAGGCTGACGCTAAGCGAATGGCTGACCAAGCGGATGCAGTTAAACGGGCAGCGTTCATCTTAAGTCAGACCCTTTTGGGTAAGCATGAGTATCTCAATTCAAAGGGGTTTATTGATGCAGAGGACATGATCTGGGGGCATGAAGGTAAAAAGACTTTGGTCGTACCGATGCGGGTGGATGGAAGCTTAGTCGGATGTCAGCTAATCGAATCGGATGGCTCAAAGAAGTTTCTGTATGGTCAGCGCACCAGTAATGCGGAGTTAGTAATTGATAACAAGGGTGTGCATATTCTGTGTGAGGGATACGCTACGGCTCTGTCTATCCAAGCGGCTCTTAAGAAGATGAGTCGGAGGTACACCATTCATGTTTGCTTCAGTGCGGGTAATATGAAGAAGGTTGCTCAGGGCTTACCGGATGGTCTCATCATTGCGGACAACGATCAAAGCGGGACAGGCGAGAGGGTCGCGAAGGAGATCGGATGGCAGTATTGGATGAGCGATGTGGTGGGTGAGGACGCAAACGATACCCATCAAAGGGTTGGCTTGTTGAAGCTAGGTCTAAGCCTCGTTGCGTCATTGAAACTGGTCTGAGTAATACATGTAGTCAACGCTCAAGACTTCGGGGTTTAAAGCCTCCGCCATCTTGAGGTTGGCTAGTATCTCTAGCCCGATCTCGTAACTAATCATGCCGTGTCCTATGTGGTCAGACTTGACAGTTACGAAACCGGATTCATCTTCTACGAGATAGATTGCAAAGAGGGTTTTGTGTTTCATCAAAACATTTTGCCTAAACAATAGCCGATTGCAAGACAAAGTATGGCTACTTGAAAGGTTTCTTGCCAGTAAGTCGGACGTTTTTTCATGATCTCGATAGCGCATCCGTAGCGGGCGCGGTGGTCGGTGTCGTCGGGAAAAGCTTCGGCTAAGGTGCGGGGGAAGGTGCGAGTTGTTTCCATGATTACTCCATTGATTCTTTTACTTGAATAAGTTCTTCGAGGGTGTCGATGATAAAGCCGTAGAGGTCTGTAATTTCCTGCGGTTTACCCTCGGCAAAAGCCCTGCGTTCCATGTCTCGGAATATGTCTAGCTTCTCATCGTCCCAGTAGCTTGATTGGTAGTTCATAGTTTTGCCTCTAATTCTTCCAAGATTTCCCGCGCCAATATGACGCGCTCGTTGTCTATTTGTGCCTGCCCACTGTCAATAAAGTCACCATAGTGTTCCTCAACAAAGTATTGCGCGAGAAACAATGCCATTTTTAGCGCGTGTATTTGATCTTTGGTCATCGGATGGTCTCCTCAATCGTCTGTGTCTGTGTTTAGTTCAACGAATGGTTGTTCGTCATGGATAAATGAGTCGTCCACGCTCGCAATTTTGCTGCGATTTCCGGCATCCCACACCATTACGTCAAGGTGCGGGGGCAGTTCGCTTAGGTGGGCAATTAGTTCTGATACTTTCATTTTATAAATGTCTCCTTAATGTAGTCGTTAGCTTCTTCCTCGGTATCAAATCCGAGATACTCTCCGTTCTCGTCTATCCATTCGTCCGTTGTATTGCCGTAGATAACCCAAATGTCATCGGACTGCTCAACGTGCCAACAGTTCGAGTCGTTGAATCTCTCCATGTAAAGCTCATGCACAATCTTTTTGCAAGTCGTGTCATCTGCACCTGTCAAACGTGCCAGTTCTGCCGGATGGTTTTCGTTTAACAGTTCAATGATCTCGGCTTTTAAAAGTTCTTTCGCTTCCTTAGCTTTAACCTCCCACATTTTGTCAATGCGTTCATAAGAATCGTCTTTCATGTTCTCTCCTCGATTCCTAAACGTTTTTCTGAGTAGGCTTGTATCCTGTCCATCTCTGCATCGGATAGGTCTAAGATTTCGCTAATCATTTCGCGCCAGTGGTGGTTAGCCAGTGCAAGCCGTGCTACTTCGTAGACTGATATTTCTTTGCTAGTCATATTGATCCCTCCTCTTTCCATTCGTTAATCATGCTTACTGCCCAGTCAACGCAAAAGGAATAGTCCTCGAAGGAATACCCGCTCGCAACATAAGCGCAAGCGTCATTCAGTACTGCATCGGATGGCATCTCTACAATCTCTGTGCCTGCGTTAAGGCGGTCTTTAACATCTTTAATGCTAAATATTGAGGTGATATGCCAACCATGCTTAGCAAGTTTGTCGGTGTAATACAGTAAAGCTCGGCTCTCGGTCATGAGGGTTTGATCTTTGTCGAAGGCTGAATAAAGAACGTCCTCGGCATCGGCAAACTTATCAAAAAGGTTATCGCCCTTGGCATCGCAAAGGTATTCGCCCTCAAGCTCTCCGTCCATGTGTTGCACCATGAACCCGTCTTTTGTGCTGATAATTTCAATCATCGGATGGTCTCCTCAAAATCTAGGTCTACGCTAATGAAGTACAAACTGCGTCCGTCTTTCAGTTGAACGTAGCAAAACGGATGATCGTCAGGGTCTGCGGGGTCGTTACCCTGTACTGCGCCCTCCAGTTCCTTTGCGGTGATGTAAAGGTCATCGTCTAGCGTGTCGTAATCGCTGAAGGTGCGTGAAGCGGGAATGGCGTAACCCGCTTTGGCTAAGTCGTCTCGCATCCGGATAGTGCCGTTGGTCTCGCCCATGCCCAAATAAATACGCTCAAGGTCGATCATCCATTCGTAGTTATCCATCCCTGTAACTGGGTCAACTTTGTAAACATTGATTTGATACCATCCATCCTCATCAGGGCAGTGGATATTAAATGAATGTTCTTCTGTGCCATGCCACCAATCGCCATCTCTGACGATTTCGTGTTTGTATTGCTCAATTAACTGGTTTGCCACTTGTTGCAGTTGTTCGTTGTTCATCGGATGGTCTCCTTTAATTCGTCTATGTATCCAATTTCCCAAGAACCCCAAAGTTCGTAATTGGATTCACTAGCGTTGAATTTTTCTTGTGCAATCTCTCTGGCTTGTTCTTCTGATTCAGCCTCAACAATGATGTTGTGTTGTGCCGTGTATGTAAAATTTATATCGTAGGTTTTCATCGGATGGTCTCCTCAATTCAGGGTTGCATAGTGGTGGTCGATGGTGTCGCGGATAACGTCAAGGTTTTTTGTAGCCTGTGCGTGTTGTTCCTCGACTGTGCGCTGAGTTACTCGTGCGGGGCGTGTGCTCAAGATTGTTTTGTCGTAGTCTTTAAACGGCTCGTAAGAGAAATAATTTCCGTCTTTGTGCTCGACTGTGGCGGTGGTACAGAGAGACCCGCCCCATCGTTTCATGGTGAGGATTCTCAGGCGCATGGTGTCGTTAATCTCAACGTGAGATTCTGTAATCCATCCTCGGTGTATTGATTTGTGAGTTTTGGTGTTCATCTTGTTGCCTCTTGAATGTATGTTCTAACTGTGTTCATATCCTCGTCGCTGACTGTGTAGATGTCGCGCTGACCCCCGTCAAGGCATAGTCCGCCCGTAGGGTCGCCCCCATGAAAGCCCTCATGCCCGAGTAGCGTCCCGACGTAATAACGGCTCACAAACCCGCCTCGCCCGTCGTCGGTCGGATGGTTCGAATCGTAGAATTCAACCATTGGTCGGTCGTCGTCATGGGTCAGACAATCGTCGCGCCCGAAGCGGTCGCCCTTTCTCACAATCCTGACGTTGTATTTATCAACTTTCATCATTTAGTTTTCTCCTTTGCGGGCAAAAGTACCCTCCAAAGCCCTCAAAAAGGGCTTCAGGCGGTCATCGTGCCTCTGCCCTACCTATCTCAAACAATCGGACGATCTCTAGGCGGTTGGCGGGGTCTTTGGCGGTGGCTTGGGCTAGCCAAGTGCGGTAGGTTTTCGCTCGTGCGCTGCTTTTTGTTTTCTCGAATTTGTAGCCCATGTCGATGATGTAAGCGGGCGGGTAGTTCATCCTGTAACCCCCTCAATGACGGAGAAAAGGCGGTTTAGTTCCTCATCGCTTAGATCAAGCTCGCGGGCGATCAGGTCGCTAGTTGCTTGGTGCGACAAAGTTATGCGGGCGATCTCGAAAATGGTTTGTAGGTCTGACTTGCTCATGTTGTCCTCACTTGTACAAAATCAGGTCGCGAAGGGTTCGCATCTCATCGCGCCATGATTGCCCGCAGATATAGTTCACCCCTCCATCTTCAACAGTTACGCGAGAGAAAAGCCCCGCATCTTGCCAAAGGGACAAAGGAAGGTTAATTCGTCGCGCCAGTTTGTTGACTGTTTCGCGTCTGCAATACTTGCTCACCATGCAGAGAAGGTCGTGCTTTTGTGCATCGGTCAGGGTGGCGGGTTTCCCCGCTTTAGCGTCACAGATAAGGTTGTTGAGGTTGGTCATCGGATGGTCTCCTTTAAAAGAATTTTGCGTTGCCGTTTTCGGTGAATTGGTAATCGTTAATCGTCAGGTGTTCGTCAATATATTCGTCAGAGTAGTAAGCCTCTACATCGTTTCTGACTGCTCGCGTGAAGTTATAAAGGGCATCGTCAAACGCGCCTTTGGCGTTTCCGGTGCGTTTGAATTCGTCGTAAAAATGGGCGAACAGTTCGCAGTCAAGCCACAATCCGGTGGGCATCTTGTCGCGATCTTGCTCGGACAGTTTGACCCCTCGGAAGTTCTCATTAGTTGCATTGGTGGTCACATAGCCGGATGAATCCCCAAGGGAATAGTCCTTGACCTTGACCCCAAAGTGGTCACAGAAGGCGGTCAGGCAGTCTTTTGCCTCGTCAAACCAAGGGTAATCGGATGTGACCCGATACCATTCGCGGGCTTTTTCCTTTGCTCGGTCGTCCAGTTCGTCAAAAGAAAAGACGTTGATTTCTATTGTTTTCATGATTTCTCCTTTGTGGTTTCTAGGTGGTTGTGAAGTTGCTCAAGTACTTGGGCGCGTGTGCCGGTATAGCCCTCGTTTTTGAGGATCTGATAAGCGGATTGACCCCGCTTTTTCATTCCGGCAATCTCAAGCCTTAAAGCCCCCCGAAGGGCTAGAAGGCGGTAGCGGGCGATCTTTTCGGGTGTGTCTAGGACAATGGCATTCATGATTTTTTTCCCATTTCAATTTGTTGGAGTAATGCTTGTGCGCGGTCAATGTCATTGAGCAATTCGCCAAGCCAAGATTTATCCTCAATGTAGTGGTCTGCGGATTGGTAAAGGTTATTCAAAGCCTCGCCCAGTTTTTCAATTTTTTCTGCGTCAGTCATCGGATGGTCTCCTTTAGATGTAATTAACTGTCAGGGTGGCGCAGTCAGCGAGTAACCCGCAGACCTCACATTGATCGAAGTTTTCACCCTCATCGGGTGACACATCAAAGACCTTGTGCATTGGTGCTTTGAGGTGGTAATGGTTGGGGAGGTTTTGTTCCCATTCCCACAGTTGCGCCCCCTCGTCATCGGTCAAGCCCGATTCGTCATCGTTGATAAGGGCAGAAACGAAGTGCTTTGCAATTTTGAATTCATAGGTTTTCATGGTTATTCCCAGTTGATTTGAAAGAAGGCGAACAGGGCGCAAGAACCGGCAGACAAGGCAGTGACAAGCCCTAGGGTCTCGGATGGTTGCCCGATCAGAATTGAGGCGACGTAACCTGCGAAGCAGATCAGCGTTTTTACGGCAAAATAAATAGTCTCTATGTAGTTGCTCATGGTCTCTCCTTTGTGGTTGGTAAGTAATCCCCAAAGCCCTCACCGGAGGGCTTCAGGCAGTACTCAGCGCGTTTTTTTCTTGTCAAAGAACCCTAGCCACTGAGTCCCCTCAACTTGAGGCTGAAACAGGTTTATTTCATACTCTTGGGTATGCGGAACAGGCACAAGGTAAAGGTTGTAGGCGTAGCCCTCTTTATCCATGTGTTTCATAAGTTGCCGGAGGTCTCGCTTTTCGGTGGTTGTGATGTAGGTGCAAAAGGAGGACGCGAAAAAGTGGCAGTTATCGGGTTGTGTGTTGGTCATGGTTTTTCCTTTGGGTTAAATTCTTTTGAGGTCTGCGCCATTGAAGGACATTTTTAGAATGCCGTTTTCATAGGCAAACACGGCACACTTGACGGCAGTCACGGAGAGCGAGCAAGTGTCACAGGTGGCAGTCAATCCGTCATCGCCCCTGCGGACAATGACATCGTGCATGTCATAGAGTCGGAATACCGCAACGGCATGGGGCTTTGTTTTTTCGTAAGTGAAGGTCATGGTTTTTCCTTTGGTGGTTGGTTTATTCGTAATGGGCGTAGCGGTCGTAGCCTGAGTCATTGCCATGATGCTGAGACCAGTCAATCCGAACTTGCTCAGCGAGAGCAATTCGAGCGTCTTCACGTTCTTGCGCCATGTCTTCAAAGTAGGCTTGCGCTTCTGTTTTGCTATCGTGTGTTTCATGCGTCATTATCAGTCCTTTGTAACTTGGTGTAAAGCAGTGTAACGAAATGTTGTGCCTTACACTATATAAGCATAATAGAATCGTGCCATGTATCAAAAAAGCCTTTAAAATCAACGCTAGGTATTTTCCCTATGTAATCCTTTTGGTTTCAAAAGTGCAGTGATTCGAGAATTCATTTTGAACACAAAATAATTACAAAAACAAGCTGCACAAAGGGGCTAGAAATGAGAACAATTTTCTGTTCCAATCCGCCCGAATCGGGAACTAGCGAAGCGGGGCAGTTTTGCTTATCGTTCCCCCAATACAGGAGAGAGAGAACACACATGAAAACATTAACACGCAAGCAGATCAAGGAAGGTCTAGAGCAAGTACCAATGGCTGACATACTGGGCGTTTCTCGCAAGGAGATCACCCCGAAAATGCAAACGTTCGCAAGGGAGATAGCGAAGGGGTCAAAGAAGGTTGACGCTTACCGCAAGGCTTACAAGGCGGATGCCAAGCCCTCTAGCCTTGCCAAAGACCCTTACACGCTAGCCAATGATCCAAGAGTTATCCAAGAGGTCGAGGCTTACAGGCTGGCTTTGGAGTCGGCTAAACATCGTACCCCTGAAGCCTTGAGGTCTCTTGTAATCCAATCCCTCGTCCAAGTATTGATTGACCCTGACGCTAAACAGGCAACCAAAGTCCAAGCCTCTAAGGTGCTCGGCACAGTTACCGAAGTGTCGGCATTTACTGAGCGCAAAGAGATCAGGCACATCCGTTCCAGTGAGGACACCAAGGCTAAGATCATGGGGCAGTTGCGCGACATGCTGAAGGCGGGCGCGGAGGATGTGACATTCGTAGAGGCGGACACCCTTTTGCGCGAGTTGGCGGGCGACACCCACCCATCCCCGACCCCCCCAAACGACGTTGCGGAGTCCCGAGATCCTATACATACTATTCCACCCGAATCGTCAGGTGATATATCCGATCTAGAATTAAACCAGCCCCCACCCCCAGAAAATGTTTCCGGCGCTGCACCCACCCACTCATTTAGGGAAGACCCCCCGGGTAGAAATGAGAACAATTTTCTATAAAATAAATTTGCAGAAATGAGAACAATTTTCTAGACGTAGAAATGAGAACAATTTTCTAGAAATGAGAACAAATTTCTGCAAGCTAGAAATGAGTTTCTATGAAGATACAGATAAATAAAAAGATGACGGCTCGAAAGAGTGACAAGACGTTTGATGAGTGTATGGAGGTAGAGATGACCCCGGTGCAGAAGGAAGTATTTTTGATTATTGATGAGTGGTGGAAGAGGTACGGGTTTAGTCCCTCTCTACGAGATATAGCCCATCAGAGGGGAAAGATGAGTATGTCAAATACTTCTAAAATAATTAAGCGGCTTGTGAATATAGGTGTTATAAAGAAGGTTGATAGACAGGGTAGGACGATTAGACCTGTGTATATAAACTTCAGGAATTTAGAGTGAAGCTTGAGCAGTTAATTGATAGTCTGCCTGAGAACGAGAAGGATATGTTCTTGGCTGAGGTGGAGGAGTATAAGAGTGCGATAGTGCGGGAGAGGGCGCAGGCTTCTTTTATGGAGTACATCAAGACGATGTGGCCGGGGTTCGTGGGAGGGAGACACCACTCTCTTATGGCTAAGAAGTTTGAAGATATTGCCAGCGGGAAGATTAAACGGTTAATCATCAATATGGCTCCTCGGCATACTAAGAGTGAGTTTGCTAGTTATCTGTTGCCGTCGTGGTTCCTTGGGAAGTTCCCTAATAAGAAGGTGATCCAGTGTTCTAACACGGCTGACCTCGCGGTTGGATTCGGTCGTAAGGTTAGGAACTTAGTGGACAGTGAGCAGTACTCTAAAATTTTTCCTAATGTGGCGCTGAGACAAGATAGTAAAGCTGCTGGCCGGTGGGCTACTAATGGGGGTGGAGAGTACTTCGCTATTGGAGTAGAAGGAACTGTTACTGGAAAAGGTGCGGATCTTTTGATTATTGACGATCCTCACTCTGAACAAGAGGCTGCTTTAGCTCAGGGTGATCCGGGTGTATTTGATAAAGTTTATGAGTGGTACACCTCTGGGCCGAGACAGCGACTCCAGCCGGGTGGGGCTATTGTTTTAGTGATGACCCGTTGGTCGGAGAAAGACCTGACTGGTAGGATCATTAAGGATGCAGCCAGTAGGGATAAAGGGGAAGAGTGGGAGGTTATAGAACTACCTGCAATCATGCCCAGTGGGAATCCTCTATGGCCAGAATTTTGGAGCTTAGAGGAACTATCGGCTTTGAGGGATGAACTTCCTCCTTCTAAATGGAATGCTCAGTACCAACAGACTCCTACGGGAGAAGAGGGTGCTTTAGTGAAGAGGGAGTGGTGGAAGATTTGGGAGAAGGAAGATCCTCCTAGGTGTGAATTTATCATTCAGAGTTGGGATACCGCATTCACTAAGAATGAGCGATCAGACTATTCCGCCTGCGTGACGCTTGGGGTGTTTCACTTAAACGAGAACCCAGAGGACATCAATATTATTTTGCTTGATGCTTTTCAGAAGAGGATGGAGTTTCCTGAATTGAAGGAGAAAGCTTATGAGCACTATAAAGATTGGGAGCCTGATGCTTTTGTTGTGGAGGCTAAGGCCGCAGGTGCTCCACTAATTTTTGAGTTAAGACGAATGGGTATTGTGGTGAGTGAATACACCCCGTCTAGAGGAAATGATAAGTTTGTGCGATTAAATTCGGTGACTGATTTGTTCAAGTCGGGTAAAGTATGGGCACCTGATACGAGGTGGGCGCACGAGTTGATCGAGCAGATGGCTGCGTTTCCGAATGCTGACCATGATGACTTGGTTGACGCTTGTGTACAAGCACTGATTCGTTTCAGACAAGGTGGATTTTTGCGGCTTGATACAGACGAGCGTGAAGATCTAATCGGCTTCAGAAAGAAGCA